GCGTATCGCATCACGCCCGCTTCCATATCGAGGGTTTCTTTCTGGTGGTTGAATGGCCACTGGAAGTGTCGCTGGTTTATGTCACGAACCGCCGTGTTGATAGCCTCACGGATTGTGGTGTAGAACCCCGTAGCTACTTCAAAGTTGCTACCAGCGAGCGGGGTTTCGTTGAGGCGACCTGCAACGTCGTTTACAAGACCGAGATAGTTATACGCCATTACGTCCGCTGCCTCACTTTAAGGTTGATCTTACGCTCCGTGGTAATGCCAGAGGTCGATGTGATTTCGTTGTACAGAGCGTATGTGGTGTTGTTGGTGCCGCCAGACAGCGTGATAGTTACTACGTAAGTGTCGAATGCAGCACCGCCATGTGTCAGGCCGTTTATGGTACCGCCTCCAGAGAACAGGGTTTTAGTACCGTCACTGTCTTCACAAAACCAGCGGTAGGAATTGATGTTAGCGCCGTCGAGGTAACGGGACCAGTCCACACTGTAGTCTAAGGTCTCATCCGGATCTTTGTTGGGCCATTTGTATGCCATATGTAGTACCTATGCGGCTTCAATTTGTATTATGCGAGGGCGCTCTGCTTCTACGTAAGCTACCCGGTCCGCTTCTTTTTCAATACGCACAACACGAGGGAGTTCTGCAGAAATGTAGGTTACGCGACGTTCCGAACGTAACGCTGGTGGAAGTATGTACTTAACCGTGGCAGATGGTGTTGCCAGAGTCCCGACAACCCCTGTGGATATTTCCACGAGGGCGTCTGTAGAGATAGACACGCTGCCAGCAAATGCCCCGGCGCTGACACCTACCGGGATTACGGTAACATCGATTACGGTAGGTACGAATACTGTGCCGAGTGACACGGTAGCGCTAACACCAGTAGGCGTTACCTTAGTTACACCTAGTACGGATACTGTACCCACAGAGCCCGTGGCCGACGTACCGGTAACCGTCAGGTTGGCTGCTCCCGATGCGGATACTGTGCCTACAGAGGCAGTCGCCGAAACGCCGGTAACCGTCAGGTTGGCCGCTCCCGATACGGATACTGTGCCTACTGCGGAGGTGGCGGATACACCGAGAGGGATTACGGAAATAGGTGCGACACCGTAAAGGGAGTCGCCGTATATGCCTGTGCCGTAAATTGCGGTAGTAGCCACCTAGTTAGCCCCGTACAGACTTCTTGCCTTTGCAGCCCCACGCCTTGCGTCGAACTTTCACTTTTTCCGTCTGCTTCTGGCCAGAGCTACGGGCGCAGTAGGCGTCCCCTCGTTTCGTGCCTTTTGCAGAAGTACGTTTGTGGGTTTTACCCTCGCTGTCCTTGTAGGTAGTACCGTTGGCGTACTTTTTGCTGGCTGGTTGTTTCTTTTTTTCAGCCATCACTTCTTACCTTTTTTAGCTGCCATGTGGGCTTACCTACTTTAGTAGTTACGCAATACGGATGATCGCATTTGAAGCATCGGCCACAGGGAACTGGACTAAGAAGTCACCGTTGCTGCTTGTTTTGTCTTCGCCGAAGTCGAGCACACAGATTGCATCGGTCGTGCCTACACCGCCATCAGATGTGGTGTTGTAGATGATGGCCCCACGTGCTGTGATGGACGAGGAGGTCCACGTAGCATCTTGAAAGTCTACGTAGGCAGTAGTACCTGAGAGCGTCACACCGTTGCTCGTAATCTCTATGCCACCCGCTGTGTAGCCCGTACCGCTGACTTCGTTGGTTGCAGAGTAGTCGGTGGTGCTTGCGTCTAGCGACGCACTAGAGGTGTACAGAGCGATCTTAAAGGTGTGCCCCGTAGAAGCGTCAAAGTCGTGCTTGCCGCTGAGTAGCTCCGATTTAAAGGAAGAGCACATTGCTGTGGTGATAGCCATATTCAGTTGTCCTGTGATTGTCACACCTTGAGTGTGGTGGAACGAAGTTAGGGGAGACTACGGAGGGGATGTGACATAGTCTATTTTAGAGACGGAATCCTCTACCGTCAAATCCAGATGCCGGTACGCATCGCATCGGCTAGACGGGTTGCCCGACGACCCACCTGAGTAGCCCAACGGGAATCCAACATATGTTCGGCTGCAGCATCGTAGTCCTCATCTTCTAGGCTGTCCCACATGTTGCGGAACTTCATCAGGGCTGGGATACCGAGGTTAAATCCCATATCGACCAACACACGCTGGCGTACAGGATCGAGGGTAGATACGAGGGGCTGGGCAGCGAGAAGTTCGATCTCTACATCGTTCACATCGTTCTGAAGAAGTGCGTAGGCTTCGTCTTCTGTGATGCCACGGTCAGAGAGGTTTCGACCCACGCCGATTGTCCACTTACCTGCCGTACATTTATACGGGAAAAGTCTCAAACCCTCGTGTTCTACGAGTTGGTCGAGCAACTCACTGTTGTCATAGTCCATCATTTGCATTCCCATGCGAGGCATGTACGGAGGTTGTGGCAGATAAACTTGAACTTGTTGCAGTAGCCTCGGCCACCACCGTCTTTGTCGAACACGTCGTAGGGAACAACATCCATTGCTTCGATTGCTTCGGGAGTGTTGTCGAAGTACTCGCAGTTCGCACAGAGCTGGCGACGTGCTGTTTCTTCATCTACCATCCACGCCTCTGCCATCTGTCCCCAGTACTTTTCGTTGGCGGTAGGGCTTTCTGAGGCACGTGAGGGGCCGAGATTCCAGTACTTAGACACGATGTCCATGTTCTGTTCGTTGGACTCGGGAGTGATTGGGTATTTATCTACGTCGATAATTTCAATCATAGGCTCTACGAAACTTGTTTCTAGCATCATCATGCACCCTTAGGTTTAAAGAATTCTTCTACCGTAACAATCATGTGTATGGCGGGGGTAGTGTTGGCTGAGGGTGTGATTGTCATGTAGTCACCCTCTTCAAAAACAATCACAGCACCATCTAACTTAAGATACTCTCCTGAGGTCATGTTTTTACCTCCGAGAACAGCCAGTGACTGTGTACCTGACTCACGAACCCACTCTATATCTACGGTGGTGTTGCCATCTGCATTTGTTAGATACAGCAAAGACATGAAAGCCCGACAGTTAGCGGGGCACGTGTAGATAGTTTCTGCTTGATTTTCTGTGTCAGCGATGACGCTGTAAGAAATAGCACGAGAGGCACGGGGAATGTTGTTTAGCATTGGGGCGACCTTTAGGGGGGGATATAAGTATATGTATAGCCCCGGCGGGGTTCACGCGATTTTGCCATGAAAATCACCTTTCGTCAATGCACTTATTTATGAAATGCACTCACGAAAGAGAGGGCCCGAAGGCCCTCATCAGCGTATCTTAGAAAGATACAACACCGCGTACTAGACCTTCTGGACGTAGTACTTTGCGACCGAACACGTGGAGACCACGAACGATGTCGCTGAATGTGTCAGTAGCACGTACAACTTCAGTCTTCGCGATGTGCGAAGCAGTTGCAGTAGCTGACATGTGACCTGCGAGGATAGCGAACTCACCAGTTCCCAGACCAGTCAGAGTGACGATGTCTGTACCAGCATCATTCAATGCAGTTGTCTTGTAGCAACGCATACCGCCAATGTTGCCCTGCATTACGAGGCCGTTACGCAGAGGAGACGTGTTGTCGCCAGTTACCTGAACTTCTGCAAACTTAGAGCCCGCAGAGAACAGCAACTCGTAGAACGCAGGAGGAGCTACGAAGAAGCGGTTTTCTTCAGGGATAGACTGGTCGTCCATTGCACGAGCCATTTTCAACATGAGGTTGATAGCTGCATCGCCGTCGCCAGTACCAGTACCGAGGTCAACTGGAGTAGCAACAGTACCGAGGCCAGTAACCTGCTGTACAACTGCGCCAGACTCGCCGGTGATACCTGCAGAGCCAACCATAGAAGTCAGTACGTTTGCATCGTACTTACGCTTCAAGCTGTACGCACCAGAAGAGGTAGCGAGAGCTTCGAAGTTCACGTGTGACTGACGCTCTTCGATGTCATCGATCTTGAACGCAAAAGCGTTAGCCTGATCAACTACCATAGAAGTAGCATCGTCTGCCAGATCCTGTGGGCTAACAGTAGCGCCACGAGAGTAAGCAGAAACAGTGATGGTTGGTTCTTTGATGATATTTACAGTGTCACCGTAGTTTTCGATTTCACCAGCGTAATCTGTGTTGGTGATGTCTTCTACTACAGAAGCACGACGGAAGAACTTCAGAACCTTCTGTGAAAAGATTTCTGGAGTGAAGTTACCACTAGGTAGGTTGGTGTAACCTGAAGCGCTAGAAAAAGCCATTGTTATGATTCCCTTTTAGAGATAGTTTTATTTACGATGAAAAGTCTATACGACCTTCTGCACGTGCCGCATCGAGTTCGGCTTCCACCTTCTCGAATTGCCACGGCTTCATTTTCCGAATCTCAGACGCCTTCCAGACTTTCTTATCGCCGGAAGCTGCTCCAACCACATCTTTAGCCGAATTCACGGATATTGTTGCGGCAGGGTCTGCTTGTGAGGAACGTTTTGCTGACGACTTGATGCCCATATCAGCTTTATACAAGTCCACAACACGCGACGCCCAACTTACATCTGAATTATTGTGGTAGATGCCGTCTGAAATAGACGGGGGTTGATCATCAAGCCACTTCAAGAATGATTCGCTGGTTTTGAGGGTTTCGAAATCGGGGTGACGGTTTAGAAGTTCTTTGTACGCAGATTTAGTCTCGAGTTCTTGTTCACGTGATTTAAGACTCTTAACTTCTTCCTGCAACGCACTTAGTTTCTCTTCTGCTCTCTGTGAAGAAACTGTTTCCATTACTGCATACACTTCAGGATACTTTCGCTTAAATGCTTCCAGTTGTTCCTGTGTACGCGGCAATTCGGAAGGGTTGATTCCCTGAACTGCACCGGCCTGTTGCGCTTGTAGAAGTTCATCCTTCTCTTTACGCCACGCGGCTAGTTTGCTGTCATAGTGACGTTTCAGGTCGTCATACCGTTTCTTGTAATCAGAGCCGTCATCGGAAGTGTCTGCTAAGGATGGGGTAGCCTCCTGTTGTGGGGTGCCCTCCTCGCTATCTTCACTTTCCGAGTATACTTCATCGCGATACTTCCCACGGTATAGTGAGTCGTCTGCGATTGTCCCACGATTATCATTCGCCTTGTTTGCGCGATGTCCTCGTTGCTTTGCCATTTGTGTTCTCCTATCTCACGGGGCCTCATGGCTGAGGGTAGCCGTTGGTTTTAAACGGTGCCCAACCTCATGTTGGGGTGGCCGTTGAAGTCATCCGTAGGGTGGAGAGTCCTACCGTTGATTCTGTCTTTCCGCTTGTATGCGGTCCCATTCGTCAAACGTCTCACGGACGGAAGCACGTATGGTGTTAAAATTCTTGTCAAACGCCATTTCGACATCCATCGCTAAGTTACGACGGTCTTCGTCAGACATTTCCACATCCGGGTTCTTGTCTGCGATGTCGAACACGTAGCGCAGCGCGTTCTCTTTCAGCATCTGCACGCCTTCAGGGTCGCCCACGTAAGGCAAAGAACTGTCAACGTTGCGCTGCTTGATCAGGTACGCCACGGCGTTATTGACTGTTTCTTTGTCGTTTCGAGCTAGACCACGGTACAAATCCAATGTCGTGGCTGCTGCTTCTTCTTCGGCGGGGTCGCTTTTAAGCCCTGCGTTACGCATCAGGTAAGACAGTGCGTCGTGCTCGTAAGGGAGAGTCGCGTGAGCCGTTTCGTGCAGCACGGTGTTGTCGTGTAAGTTTTCACCCATCGCCCCGGCAACTACAGCGTTGCGGTCGAGGGCGTTAGTCACCCCGAATGCTTCAGTATCAGAGGTAGGTATCGTCTCTGTTTTTTCTGAACCATAGGCCACGTCATACACGTAGGGGGCTTGCTTCAGCAACCACGTATCAAACTTACGAAGTGCCTCTGGACTTTTATTCAGTATCTTCTCAGGGTCCATCTGAATGCGCTCGAGATCGGCCAACTTCTGGTCGGTGTTCTCTTCCTGCATACCAGCAAATCGCTCGGGGTACTCTTCTTTAATTTCGCCCATAACCTCTTTGCGATCTTCCTGAGGACCTCCCCACGTATCTTTCATGCGGGTCTGTACGTAGGAATTGAAGATCTGTTCATCTTCAGGTACAGGTGCTTCTGCCACCCCACCTTCTGCGTACTTTGTAACCAACCCACCCTGCTTAAAATTCTGTACGGGAGGCATCGGTTGCGGCTGTGCCAACATACCGGTAGGCTGACGCTGTGGTTCCTGTTGTTGTTCCTGCTGCAGCTGAGGTGGCGCTACAAACCCCGGGTACTGCTGCTGCTGCATAGCTGGTGCGGGTGTACTTGCAGGTTGTGCAAACCCACTAGGCATAGGCGGTACAGTCGGGGTGTTGTAGTTCATGCGTTACTCTTACTGTTGAGGAGGCTGTTGTTCTTGTTCAGCCATCTTTTCTTGAGTTGCTTGTTTGCCCCGGTTGTTGATCTTCTCGAGGAGATCGTAACCTATGATACGGGCTAGCGCAGGAGGAACGACAACTTCCCCGCGAGATACGAGGATGGATACTGCGTTGTCTTTGTTAATTTTATTGTCGTTACCTAAAATGTCAAGCCCTTGCTTTTCAGCCTCTTGCATAGCATCTAGCAACATCTTCTTAACATCTGCGGAACCGGCCTGTTCAACTGCAGCCGCGTTGATCACGTAGGTGCCTTCTTCGACTTCCATCGGTACATCATCCGCTACCGTCTGGCCGTCCGGAGTCTGCTCAGGAGTCTGTCCCTGTACAAATCCCGGCTGGGCTTGCTGCGGCTGAGGAGCCTGTTGTGGAGGTGGGGCAACCTGTTGGCCGGGTTGCTGTGCAACTGCCATGCCACCTTCTGCAAACGTAGATGGATTACGGGCGTATCTACCGTCGGCTATACCGAGGATAAACTCGTTGTAATCTACGATGGCTTTTTCCTGCTCAGGATTAGCTGCACGTGCAGGGTTCATCATGTACTTCAGAGGCTCGCGACGGATGTTTTCTTCATTGTTAATGAAGGAGGAAACGTCCACGTGTTTCCCAGCAACACCGCCGCTAGCCATCTTTTTTACCACACCACCGTATGCTTTTTTCTGTGCAGCACGGGCCTGTACGTAAGGGTTTGCAGGATCGTTTTCCAGCGCTTTCTTGCTGGTCTCGTAGTACGGGTTCAGATATGGGTTGTAGCGGCGACTGCCTGACATGATGTCTTTCAAACCAGTGGGGCGGCCACGGTTGTAGTAGCGCTTCCACCAGAGGTACGGATCAGCAATCTTTACTTCTTCCTCAGTGTCTTTTGTTTCTGTCGCGGTTTTCTCTGCCTCTGCAGCCTGTCGTGCAGAGTACTCATCTTCGGAGCTAGATCCCGTGTACGTTCCGGTGTCTCTGTTCTTCCACTCTTCTTCTGTGTAGAGTTTAGATCGCTCATTCCCTAAGAAGCTACCGTAGCTGTAGACTCCCGTTTCTCCCGTAGCCGCATCTCGGTATCTAGCGGTATCCATACCCACGCCGACCTTACCGAAAATAAGATTACCGAGCGTGTCAACTACTGGAAAATCATCCACAACTTCACCGACAACAGCATTGTACGGGCTAGTATCCGGCTTAACGATGTAGTTACGCTCGGTGTCTGCACCGAAGTACGACTTAATTTTGTTGACTACTTCGCCGACCTTACCAGAAGGCGCAGATTCTGTGGGGGTTTGTGGTGGCCCCATTGTAGTAGGATTGAAAGGACGGCCCGCTGCCCGTGAGAAAGTCTCTGCAGCTGCTTCTGTAGTGCGGAGGTCGCCCTCTTTGTTGTAGGCCCAACCTACGTTGTATCGGTCCGACACAAAGAACTGGTTGTTTTTCACGGCTTTGTTTAGTGCTAGGTCCAGTTTTATGGCAGCGTCGAAGTACGCGTCTACGTCTTTTATTTCAGTTTCAGCGCCCTTATTAAGCACTCCCTGATACGGATCATAAGTCGTAGCACTACCGTCAGATCCTATACGTACAGACTCGGCTCGGCTCGCATTCTTGACAGTTTCTGACGCAGCTTCGGCAGCTTCAAACTCAGCATCGAAATCGCTACCGAAGTCTGCACCGGAGTAGGGGCTGGAGTCGGAGGAGCCCGAGGCCGTGTTAGTTACGGGAGTGGAGCTGGGTACGGGGGTAGCGGACGCCGCAGCCTCCCCCGCAGACCTACTCGCAACACTGTCACGTGAAGGGGT